ACGCGCCCCCGCCGGAGCCGCCGTCGACCTCATGACCACACTCGGCGGAGGCGTCGCCGCACAAGCACAACTCATGTCAGCCATGGCCACCCAACTCGCCGTCCCCGGCGAAGGCTATTTGGTCGGCGAGACCATCAACGGCGTCGAGCAATGGGCGGTCCGCTCCACCGACGAAGTCCGCGCCGCCCGAGGCCACTACGAAGTCATCGACGAGAGCTCAGTGAACAGCGGCGCGCAGTGGCGCCCGCTCGGCTCCGACTCGCTGGTGACCCGCGTGTGGCGCCCGCACAAGCGCTACCACTACATGGCCGACTCCCCAGCCCGCGCGGCCCGCTCCACGATGCGGGAGCTGGAGTTGGTGAACCGGCACATCGTCAGCCAGTACCTCAGCAGGCTCGCCTCCGCAGGCGTGTGGTTCGTTCCATCCGAGGTCACCTTCCCCGTGCGGGAGGAGTTCGCCGACGCGCCCGATCCGTTCATGGCCGAGTGGATCGAGATCGCCGCCGAAGCCATCCGCACGCCAGGCACAGCGGCGGCAACTGTGCCTATCCCCATCAAGGTTCCGGAAGAACTGATCGGCAAGTTCCAGCACCTCGACTTCACGATGAAGCTCGACGAGAAGATCCTGGAGAAGCGTGAATCCGCGATCAAGCGTCTCGCCACCCAGCTGAACCTCCCCGCCGAAGTCCTCCTCGGCATGGGCGACGTCAACCACTGGGGCCAGTGGATGTTGGAAGAGTCCGCGGTCAAGACCAACATCGCGCCCGAAGCTGAACTGATCTGTCAGGCCCTCACCACCGGCTACCTCCAACCCCGGCTGAAGGCGTCCGGTGTGGAGGACTTCGCGCAGTGGGTCGTCTGGTACGACATGTCGGAGCTCACCCTCCGCCCGGATCGTTCCGACGACGCAGTCCAGCTGTACGACCGACTGGAGATCAACGGCGCCGCGCTCCGCCGCGAGACCGGATTCGACGAAGCCGACAAGCCGACCGACGAGGAGCTGAAGGAACAGGGCCTGAAGATCATCATCAAGACGCTGCCCTCCGGCGCCGGATCCGCCCTGTCCGAACTCACCGGCGAACCCGTCAGCATCACCCCCGTCGCAGCGGCCCGCCCCGGCCAAGCCCCCGACGAGGCCGAGCCGGAGCCGGAGGAACGCGCCGCGCCCGACACCCGCGACGAACCCCCACCGACCGACGACGCAGCACGACAGGCAGCGGCCACCGAACGCGCCGAACTCATGGGCCGCCAGGCGAGGGAGCTGCACGCGGTCCGGTTCGCTGCGGGCCGGCCGCCGGATCTGCTGCACCCGGCGCTGTGTTCGGCGCACGCCTACTCCTGTCCGTTCACGCATGCGGCGTTGAAGCTGGCGGACCTGCCGCGGCCGGGCACGTCCGGCGTGTACGAGGCCAGGTTGGATGCGTTCGGCCGGTTCACGATCGGCCGCCTGTCCCCGCACTTGGATACGTCGGGGTTTCTCACGACGACTCGGAGCCTCCATGGCCATGCTCACAGCCGCAGCTGACGGCTCGCACACCTCCGGCGCCATGGTCGCCCTGATGCCGACCGCGGAGGACGCGGAGCGGCTGGCGATCGAGGGCGGCGAGGCGGCCGACCATCTGCACTTGACGCTGCGCTACCTCGGCAAGGGCGCGGACTTCGACGACACCGCGCGTGCTGCGATCGTCGACGCGGTGCGCGCGCTGGCGGAGGGGATGCCGCCGATCACGTCGAAGATCTTCGGGGCCGCGCACTGGAACGGGAACGGCGACGAGCCGTCGTGGGTGTGGTCCGTCGGCGATGACCCCGAGCATGGTCAGTCGCTGGAGGCAGCGCAGGGACTGGCGGAGGAGGCGCTCCTCATGGCTCCGATGGATGTGGAGATTCCGACGCCGCACACGCCGTTTGTGGCGCACATCTGCGCTGCGTACTCCGACGAGCTGGACCTCATAATCGCGTTGGAGGAACGCCTCGGCCCGGTCACCTTCGACCGCATCCGCGTCGCGTTCGCCGAGGACCACACCGACATCCCCCTCGGCTCGGACGTAACCGCCTCCGCCCGCGTGCTCACATCGCCGTGGCTCGACGACACCGTGCACGTCGAGGTGACCTCCAACCACGGCGGCGACGTGCTTCTGCAGGCGATGCGCACTGCCACCGAGGGACTCGCCGCCGAGCTCGGCGTCCCGGTCCGCGTGACAGGCCGCACGCGGACCGCCGCCCGGACTGCGGCGGCTGGTCCGCTGCGCCGTCAGCCCACCGAACTGGAGACCCGCGCCCGCGTCGACTTCGCCGAGGTCAACGACGCCTGGCACAAGGCAGTCGACGCCACGGTCGACGCCTGGTCCGACATCCAGGACACGCAGCGCAAGCAGATCACCACCGCCGTACAGGCAGCCGCGGAAGCCGACGACCTCGACCGCCTCGACACCCTCACCGTGGACACCGACGACGGCGCGGCCCTCCTGATCGCCCGCATGATCGCCTACGCGCGGGAGGCAGGCGAACAGCAGCAGGCCGAGGCCGAAGCGCAGGGCGTCATCGTCCCCGAGTGGAGCCTGGACGACGAGGCCCTCACCGCGGCCGCGATCCGTGACCGGCTGCGACAGATCGGCCGTACAGCCGCCCGTGTGCTGGGGGTTGGGCTGGTGCAGTCCGCGGTCCGGCAGGCGATGCGGGTGTGGGGCTCCGGCTCCGCGCAACACGTCGCCGCTCAGGTCGACGCACACCTCGCCGGGCTATCGGGCGCAGCGGTGGACGAGCAGGTCGGCGCGGCCATGAGCGCGGCTCAGAACGAAGGCCGCATGGCCGTCCTCGCCGTCGCCCCGCCCGGCACCTATATCGCCAGCGAGGCCCTCGACAAGGCCTCATGTTTGCCTTGCCGCGATATCGACGGCACCCAGTACACCGGCCTGGCCGACGCCCGCACCGCGTACCCGACCGGCGGATACACCGGCTGCCTCGGCGGATCCCGCTGCCGCGGGTTCCTCGTCGCGGTCTGGCCGGAGGACGACGTGGACGACGAGCAGGCAGCCACGCCCGGAACGATCACCCTCGCCGCCGGGGCCACAATCCAGCAGACGATCACCAGGGAGCAGGAGGGCACCGTGCCGTACAGCATCGTGCAGGACCACCCGGACTGCGGTGCTGATACGCCGTTCGCCGTGGTGAAAGAAGACGACAAGGAGCTGATGGGCTGCCACGCCACCGAGGCCGCAGCCGAGGAGCAGCGCGCCGCTCTGTACGCCGAAGACGGCGACGAGCCAGGCGACGACGGCGACGAGAGCATGGACTACGCGGGCGAGACCGCCCCGTGGGAAGGCGTCCTCGCCGTTGAGGGAATCGTCACCGGCGATGGCAGGGAGTTCGCCGACGACTCCCTGAACTGGGCTGATCTTCCAATCCCGTTGAGGTGGAACAAGGAAGACTCCCACGGCGGGGAGCCGCACACCGTGGCTGTGAACGTCGGCCGCATCGACCGCATCTGGCGCGACGACAACAAGGTCATGGGCGCGGGAGTGCTCAACCTGGCCGAGGACGACGGGCGCCGCGTCCACGACATGATCAAAGGCGAGTTCATCCGTGGCGTGAGTGTTGACGTCGACTCGATTCACCCCAACACGGACATCGAATTCGTGTACCCGGAAGATGCCACGGGGGGGAGCGAAGAAGACGACCTTCTTGGGCTGCTGCTCGCAGAGCCCGAGAAGATGATTTTCCACGGCGGCCGGATCAGGGCCGCCACACTGGTGGACATCCCCGCGTTCGCCGAGGCGTACGTCGCGCTCCTCGACGAGGCCGGCGCGATCGTGGCCGGCGGGCAGCCCGTCGGCGACGCCGCGGTGCAGGCGCTGGCGGTGCAGGAGTTGGGAGCGGTCGGCACGCACGACACCGCCACCTCGGATGCCGAGTGGGACGCGGGCGCGAATGAGAAGCGCATCGACGGTCCGCTGACGGTGGACAAGGCGCGGGCTGCGTACGGCTGGTACGACGGCGGCGCGGTCGAGGACGGCGAGATGCCGAAGTCCGCGGCGAAGTTCCTGCACCACGAGGTGTCGGCGGACGGCAGCGTCGGCGCGGCCAACCTGGCTGCGTGCTCGGCGGCAATCGGTGCCCTGCATGGCGCGCGCGGCGGGGCGGACATCCCGGACGCGGACCGGCGCGGCGTGTACGACCACGTCGCGAAGCACCTGCGGGACGCGGGCCACGACCCGGAGCCGTTCCGCGCCCTGCACGCGGTGACCGCATCCGGTGGAGTGTGGCAGCCGCCGGCCGCGTGGTTCTCGGATCCGAAGCTCAGCCTGCCCACCCCGATCACGGTCACGGACGATGGCCGGATCTACGGGCACGCGGCGCAGTGGGGCTCCTGCCACATCGGGCAGGAGGGCGTGTGTGTGCAGCCGCCGCACGAGGAGCAGCATCCGTACTACCGGACGGGTGAGGTGAAGTGCGACGACGGGTCGCGGGTGGCGGTGGGTCAGATCACCGTGGGTACGGGGCATGCTCCGCTGCACCTGGGCGCGTCCCCGGCGGCGGAGCACTACGACAACACCGGTGCGTCGGTCGCGGATGTCGCGGTCGGCAATGACGCGCATGGGATCTGGGTGGCTGGTGCGGTGCGGCCGGGTGCGGATCCGCTGCGGGTGTACGAGCTGCAGGCCGCGGGCCAGGTGTCTGGGGACTGGCGGCGGATCGGCGGTGAGCTGCGGCTGGTTGGGCTGTTGGCGGTGAATGTGCCGGGTTTCCCGGTGCCGAAGATGCGGGCGCGTGTCGCGTCGGGTGAGCCTC